TGGATGAAGTACGAATGTCAGCGTTGCATAGAATCTCGACGATCTAATGGTCGATGCTGGTGCTACAAAGGTGGCTTAGGCGGGGAATAAATAGTTAAAAAAATATAACATTTCGAATTCGAAAAGAATTTTTTTGACTATTTTCAAAAAAAAAAGAGGAAACTAAGAGCCACCGACGAGCTGATTTTGACGTTATCCAGGCATTCTTTTTCCGTGTTAATTATTGAGCCGTAAATGTTTCTTTAGGGCCATGTTCTTCGGCTGCTCGGATCAGCCAATATGGAATCATTGGAATGGGTGATCGGAATAAAAGAATTACAAATAGACCAGTCGCCCATTCCTTTGCCTTACTTTGTAGATTAATATCTAAATCGATTTCATCTACCCAAGAAGCATCGATGATGCTTGTTGAAGTTTGCACATTATCATGTACTAATGTAGGGCGTGATCCTATTTGTTTGGGTTTTTCTTGATCGGGGAATTTGAAATCTTGATTAACACTGAATTCGAAATTTAATTTATCAAAATCATAATCCCGATCGCCCCATTCAAATTTCCATCCAAAGTCTTGAGCCTGTTCAGGTATTGCTTCGGGGATCGGTTCTGCTGATCCTATTCTATTCGCGCCCATTGGAGTCGTTACATTGTCTTCGAGACTCCAATGTCGATTCGCATAGTATAGTAATACGAAGAGGGTCATATCAATTACCTGTGGCTAGTTCGTAACTACGCTTTTGCCGCATTAGATATTCAGCGTCATCTTCTTTGAAGACTTGCGCATTCAGTATGAAGTTAGCGGCAGGAATGAAAACCTCCGTAGTATCAGCAGGAGAGTCAGCAAAGATCACTATTCGATAAGCCCACAATTTTTGAACAGTAGTAGGTTCTCCCGATCCAAACCTCACAGTTCTAGCATTCAACATGAGATTAGCCATTCCAGTTTGCGTAGAATTGTGCGCAAAGAATCGATAGAGGCCGAAAACAACCTGATCACGATCTAGAGGGCCTTCAGGCATTCCCGGCCCTTGTTGTCGATTTATACGGTTGTTTTCGCCTAATAGATCTAGATCGTCTTCAGTTAGACGCTCGGTAGTTAGCATATCATATACACAAAAGACCTGATCCGTTCCTGAGAAAAGATACACACCGGGGTCTTGAACATCTACAGAGAGCGGTGCAAGTGTTAGATTATCTAACTCATAACCGCTTAGATCGTAATATCCTTCATTGTAAAACATAGGGAGATCGTGGCTTGCTATCGTTTTCCAATTTGCGAAAGACCCTATGTTTGCGGATGGAATAGGTTTGAATTTCTTATCCGAAGCATGCCAATAGAATCCTGCGGCTTCAAATTGTTCAACTAATTGCCTAGATCCAGTTAATGCTCTAGTTGCTGCTTTGGTACTCATCGCTTCATCTCCTTTTTAGTCATACGATGGGCTTCCTTCTGAGTTTTCTTGAACCCGTCTTTTTTCCAAGCCCCATTCTTTTTCTTATGCTTCTTCATCGCTTTGTTGAAGTTTTTAGCATACTTTTTGTGATATTCGGGAACTGTTCTAGGTTTCTTTTTCCTAGCAGTTTCTAGATCAGGTTGACGACCTTCTCGACGAGCCGCACGGTACTCATCGATTGCCCCCTTATTTCGGGCTCGATTTTCTAGTGCTTTGTTTAGCATCGCTGAAATTAAATCGACCACCAAATCAAATTCTTTGGAGTCCAAAGTTACCACCCTCAGTTGTCTGAAGCGGTACTTTGGATCGCAATCGCCATCCAATCAGTCTGAGTCAACTTGACTACACGGCATCTTACTCTTGCAGTTACGGAAACCGCAGCGGATCCAATCGCCCCACCGTTGTTTCCTGCTACTAGGTAAAGTGTGTCATTCACGACCATGAAAGCCTCAGAAAGACTCGTAGGGCCAAAATTATCGGGATAAAGATCGGAATTGTGAGAAAGAATATTCTCAGAATGGTCGATATTTAGACATCCACTTGCAATTAATGACTGATCGTCAGCGATCAAGAGTGTCGAAGATGGATTAAGATCGGTTAATTGTGCTGAAATACATCCGCTTGCTGCGAGAAGTTCTGCACCCATTCCAGCACCATCAGCAGTTTGGTAGATGAAATCTACCGAATCGACTGCGATCGCTTGTCCGGTTGGGACATTAACATATGCCCCCAAGTCTATTGTTGATTGTCCTCTAGTTCCTGCGGCTGCTGCGGCTGCTAGAGTTACGGTTTCAGTGAGGTAGAAACTACCTGTTTTTGCTTTTGCCATAGTTTACTTTTGTTACTACCAATTCTATAAACCAAACCCTCCCGTTTACTTGAACATCTATCCCGACTTTTGGCTAGATTTGGGGACTAGTCCCCTGAATCTATCCCTGTCGGATCATAATCTAAGTTAATTATTTATTAAACTCCAAAACTAGGCGGGGGCATGGGGGAATTTAAGACCATCATAAGCGCCAATATCCCAGTCAGTTTGGCTGAGAAATTGAAGAACAAAACAAAGGGGACAAGAAGCCGGGTGATCACTCGTGCTCTCACTGCATATCTAGCGGATCAAGAGGCTTTCAATATCGGTGACATCGATACGAGAACCTTACTGATCGTATTGATGAATCGAGACGATTGTCCTAAAGCAATTCAAACCTTGATCATGGAAGAAGTTGGGAGGCAAAGAAGATGAAAGATTTCCACACATGGAAACTTAGAGAATCTCGAATAGAACAATCGATTAGGATCGCAATGAATCACAAATTTGTGTGCCGTTGTTATCATTGCAACTTTTGGATGAAGTACGAATGTCAGCGTTGCATAGAATCTCGACGATCTAATGGTCGATGCTGGTGCTACAAAGGTGGCTTAGGCGGGGAATAAATAGTTAAAAAAATATAACATTTCGAATT